AGGCATTGGATTCTGCTTTGGGGTCAGTTGTTTTGTATGTAATTTCATAGTGCATAACTATCTCCAGTTTGTTGAACAAGACCGCATCTCTGCGGTTTCGGCTATTCAAGCCTCATCAGTTGTCCTTACTCAAGCCCATCAAATCCAATCTTGCCTGACATTCCAAGATAACCCATGATCATCTTAGGTGTGTAGCGTAAGCCCGTGTTGTTATCCAACACGCCATGTGTTGGCACTTGAGCTTGACTGGCAATTCTTTTCATATGTGAAAGCAACTCATAATCGGTTATCAAACCATTTAGGTGCAACTCCATGATAGGCATGCATTCTTTGGCTAGATCATGGTTATGTTTATCTGTCTCGGGTTTAACATAACCTATCTTTGCTTTAAGTAACTCATTAAGACTTTGTGTCATCTCTATCTCCAGTTGTCTGCACCACACTATGTGATGCATTAAGGTTATTATATCCCATATATGGCATTCATTCCTAGCCAGCCTCCCCAGACCGACCCCCACCCCCCAGATTCCTAGATGGGTCCCCCTCCGCCCCCATACCCCAAGATATGCACAAATAACCCAGCACTTTCCAAATTATTACGATAACGTCGGTACTTATAAACATTTACCGACACTTTCATACCCCCCACCCCCTTTCAATTCCGTCACGGGTATCAAACTATACTCACTAGGGAAAACCCTCCCCCATAGGATTCCTACCACCCTTTACAAATATGTGGTATATTTATTTTGTTGGGAAAGCTGTGCAAAGGTTTTATAGCTTGCGGACGAGCAGCTAACCCAACACTTTTTAACGGAGTGCCACTTTTCCTCCTATGCAAGACCTAGTACCAAACATTGATGCTAACGTGCCCCTACCCGCTTCAGCCACAGAAGCGATGCCCGAGCTTTCCGTCAAGGAAGAGCTTGAGATGCGAGGTAGAACAGTCAAGATGCTGGCTGACTTACAGGGTAAACCCGTAGAAGTTACAGAAGAGCATCGCGGCGAAGCCATGAAAGTGGTTGAGCAGGTCGCTTTAAATAAGGCTGACCCCAATCTTGCCCAATATCCCAACCCAACCATTGCATACCTAGCCGGTATGGTTGCTCAATACGACTACATGGTTGTGCGCGAGCTGGTTGATTTGAAGAAATATGTAGTAAATAAGCTACTGCTTGAGACAGATAGTCAAGACCCCAAGGTCAGACTCGGTGCAATCAAGGCTTTAGGTGAAGTTGATGGTGTAGATGCGTTCAAAAAACGCTCAGAAATCACTATTAAACATAAATCTATGGATGAAGTAGAGCAAGAGCTGCTTGAAACGCTCCAAAGACTGGAAAAACGTACAGTTGATGTTCATGCCAAGGTAATTCGTAGTGAAAATAACGCCTGAACAGATAAAAAAGATCAAAGAGTCCCTGCCGTTTATGCAGGAAGACGAAAAACGTGCAACTTTGGAGCTTCTGAAGGAGTACGACAACAATTCTGTGCAATATGTAGGCAAAGACTCACTCCTAGAGTTTGCAAATCACGTATATCCGGGCTATATCGTAGGCCCACATCACAGAAGGCTTGCCAGAATCTTTGAAGAGATTGCAGAAGGCAAGAAAAAGCGAGTTATTGTCAATATTGCACCGCGTCATGGCAAGTCTGAACTCATTTCTTACCTCGCACCAGCATGGTTTCTAGGTAAATACCCTCATAAAAAAGTCATTATGGCCTCCCACACAGCGGATTTAGCGACCAATTTTGGTCGTAGAGTGCGTAATTTGGTTGGTCTGGATGCCTATAAAGACATCTTTCCGCAGGTCGAATTGCAGGCCGACAGTAAGTCTGCATCACGTTGGGGGACAAATTTCAATGGCGAATACTTTGCGATTGGCGTTGGCGGTGCTTTGGCTGGACGGGGTGCTGATTTATTCATCATTGATGACCCTCACTCTGAGCAGGAGGCTAAAACAGGCCGCCCAGACGTGTTTATTCCTGCTTGGGAATGGTTCCAGTCTGGCCCTTTGCAGCGTCTTATGCCGGGAGGCGCTATTATCATAGTGATGACAAGGTGGTCTAAACTTGACTTAACAGGGCAAATTATTGCCCAAATGGGTCGAGAAGAGGGGGTAGACCCTTGGGAAGTGGTCGAGTTCCCAGCCATTTTGGACGATAAACCTCTCTGGGGTGCGTTCTGGTCTATTGAGGAATTACTGTCTAAAAAAGCAGGTATGGACCCCCGCTACTGGCAAGCCCAGTACATGCAGAACCCCGTGTCTGAAGAAGGCGCGCTTATCAAGCGTGAGTGGTGGCAGATCTGGGATAAGGATGATCCTCCCCTATGTGAGTTCACCATCATGTCTCTTGATGCCGCGCAAGAATCTAACAACCGCGCTGACTATAACGCTCTGACTACTTGGGGTGTGTTCTTCAACGAAGAGACAAAGAACTACGCCATCATCTTGCTCAACTCTATTAAGAGGCGGCTTGAGTATCCAGAGCTTAAGGCTCTAATACTAGAAGAGTACAAGGACTGGGAGCCTGATGCGTTCATCGTAGAGAAGAAGTCTAACGGCTCGCCTCTCTATCAGGAATTTAGACGTATGGGCATACCTGTTGGAGAGTTTACTCCGGGTAAAGGACAAGATAAGATTGCGCGGGTGAATGCGGTGTCTGCACTGTTCCAAGGCGGAGTAGTTTATGCACCTGATCGCAGGTGGGCAAGAGAAGTTATTGAGGAGTGCAACGACTTCCCGTCCGGCACTAACGATGACTTAGTTGACTCAACAACACTAGCACTTATGCGGTTTAGACAAGGTGGGTTTATCAAGCTTGCAAGTGATGAGCCTGATCCAATACCACTATTTAAGAGTAAGCGTGGCCAAGGCTACTACACGGTTTAAGGATAAAAAATGGCAACGAGTTCTATGGACAAAAGTTTATACGCAGCACCTTTAGGTCTTGACGAAGAACAAGACGCGCCTCTTGAGATTGAGATCGAAGATCCCGAGAGCGTAAAGATTGGTATGGGTGATATTGAGATTGACTTGATACCACAAAACGAAACAGATGATGAGTTCAATGACAACCTTGCTGAATACATTACTGACTCCGCACTTGCTACGCTTGCGTCTGACTTGGTGTCTGACTTTGACAAAGACCAGAACGACCGCAAAGATTGGATACAAACTTATGTTGATGGCTTGAAGCTATTAGGTTTGAAGTACGAAGACAGAACAGAGCCTTGGGCTGGTGCTTGTGGTGTATTTCACCCCATGTTGACAGAGTCTGTTGTTCGCTTTCAGAGCGAAGGCATCATGGAGACATTCCCTGCCTCCGGGCCTGTGAAGACACAGATCATTGGTAAGGATACACCCGAGAAAGAAGAAGCAGCCACTCGCGTGCGCGAGGACATGAACTACCAGCTTACTGATGTGATGCAGGAGTATCGTCCAGAGCATGAGAAGATGTTGTGGGCACTGCCACTTGCTGGTAGTGCATTCAAGAAAGTTTACTTCGACCCTAGTCGTGGTCGTCAGGTTTCTATCTTTGTTCCTGCTGAAGATATTGTTGTGCCGTATGGCGCGTCTGACTTGTCTACTGCGCCGCGTGTTACTCACGTCATGCGTAGGACTGAGAATGAGTTGATCAAGCTCATGGCTGCTGGGTTCTACAGTGATGTTGACTTAGGTGATCCCTCAACTGAGCTAGATGACATTGAGAAACAAAAAGCCAAGGAGCAAGGCTTCTCAGCCATTCAAGATAGTCGCTATCGCATCCTTGAGATGCAAGTTGATCTTGACTTGCCCGGTTATGAAGACGTAGATAAGAACGGTGAACCTACAGGTATTGCTCTGCCATACATCGTGACAATCGAGAAGGGTACGTCTACTATCTTGTCTATTCGTCGCAATTGGTACGAGGATGATCCTCTGCATACTAAGCGCGAACACTTGGTTCATTATCAATACATTCCTTCAGGCTTTGGCTTCTATGGATTTGGTCTCATTCACCTTATCGGCGGATATGCGAAGAGCGCGACCATGCTCATCAGGCAACTCGTTGATGCGGGTACGCTATCTAACTTACCGGGTGGACTCAAGTCCCGCGGCCTACGACTTAAAGGTGACGATACCCCAATTCAGCCCGGGGAGTTCCGTGACGTGGATGTCCCCAGCGGCTCCATCCGTGACAATATTTTGCCCCTGCCTTACAAAGAACCCAGTCAGGTTCTCTTCGCCTTGTTCCAGAACATTGTGCAAGAAGGCCGTCAGTTTGCCTCTTCAGGAGACATGAACGTCAGTGACATGAGTGCGCAAGCACCCGTGGGTACTACGCTTGCTCTATTAGAGCGTCAGTTAAAAGTGATGGGTGCAGTGCAAGCGCGTATGCACTACTCAATGCGTCAAGAGTTTAAATTGCTCAAGAACATCATCGCTGACTACACACCTGAAGAATACAACTACGACCCAGAAGAGGGAGACCGCAAAGCTAAGAAGACTGACTACGACACTGTGGAAGTTATTCCTGTGTCTGATCCCAACGCCGCAACAATGGCGCAGAAGATTGTTCAGTATCAAGCTGCGTTGCAGTTAGCGCAGACAGCGCCACAACTGTATGACATGCCACTCTTGCATCGTCAGATGATTGAAGTGCTTGGCATCAAGAACGCTGCCAAACTTGTACCTGTTGAAGAGGATCAAGTGCCTGTCGATCCAGTCACTGAGAATCAAAACTTGCTTACTGGTAAGAAGCCCGTCAAGGCGTTCATGGAGCAGAACCATGAGGCACACATTGCTGTACACATGTCTATGTTGCAAGATCCCAAGATCATGCAGTTGTTGCAGCAGAACCCAATGGCTCAGCAAATCCAAGGCGCTGTCATGGCTCACGTCAATGAGCATTTAGGCTTTGAGTATCGCAAGCAAGTTGAGATGCGTATTGGTGTGGCGTTGCCAACGGAAGAGCAAAATAAAGCAGTGCCTCCAGAGATTGCAGATCAAGTAGCGATGATGGTTGCGCAAGCATCGGCTGCGATTACACAAGGCAATCAACAGCAAGCCCAACAGCAACAAGCTCAGCAACAGATGCAAGACCCACTTGTCCAGATGCAGATGCAAGAGTTGCAGTTAAAGCAAGGCGAGTTGCAGTTGAAACAGCAGAAGCAACAGATTGAAGCAGCAGCTAAAGCTGATCAGATCCGCGTTGAAGAGTCTCGCATTGCAGCGCAGAAAGAAATTGCAGCTATGCAAGTTGCAGCTACTGCCGCGGCAGCACGCGACAAGTTAGCTAAGCATACAGAACTTGAAGGCGCAAGACTTGGTGCAGACATCGCCAAGCATAAAGCACAGATGTCACATCAACGCGCATCGGCTGTCGTGAATAGAGCGCAGTCTAAACAGAATACTCAACTACCCAAAAAAGGAGAGTAATTGGACCACAAGTTACTAGCACACATCATTTCGGAGATTGACAAGCTCCGTAATGATCAATCCGTCTTCCTGAACGGAGGAGGGGCTAAAGATCATGCTGAGTATCGGCATGTCTGCGGAGTTATCCGGGGTTTAACTCACGCAGAACAAATTGTCAGAAACCTCGTGCAAAAAATGGAGAACTACGAAGATGAGTGAGTTTGATGTATCCGCTGTGGATCTTTCTGGCATTCTTAATAAGAGTGCTGAAGAGAAAGCTAAGCAGTTGCCAGACCCTAAAACGTTTCACGTTTTATGCGTTGTGCCAGAAGCTATGGAAGAGTACGCTGATAGCGAAGTAGGCATTATCAAAGCTGGTCAATCCATGCATTACGAAGAAATACTAACTCCAGTATTATTTGTAGTTAAGCTTGGTCCTGACTGCTACAAAGACGCTACTCGGTTCCCTAGTGGACCTAGCTGCAAGGAAGGTGACTTTGTCATTGTCCGTCCCAATTCAGGCACCCGTCTGAAAATTCATGGCCGAGAGTTCCGCATCATCAATGATGATTCGATTGAGGCTGTTGTGGAAGATCCGCGTGGAATTGCCCGCGCTGCATAAGGAAAAATCATGGCAGAAATACAAGGCGAGGAATTTAAATTTCCTCACGAAACCCAAGAAGTTAAGGGTAAACCCTCAGAAGTAGATTTTGAGATTGAGATTGAAGACGACACTCCAGAAGAAGACCGTGGCCGCAAGCCCGCTGCTCCTGTTGATGAAGTTACAGACGAAGAGTTAGCTTCCTACGACGAAAAGGTCCAGAAACGGATCAAGAAGTTTACAAGGGGCTATCACGACGAGCGTAGAGCCAAGGAAGAAGCCTTGCGCGAGCGCGAAGCGGCTGAGAACTTCGCCCGTCAGGTTTACGAGGAGAATAAGAAACTCCAAGCTAAACTAGCTGACGGCAGCAAGATTATGGTTGAGCAGTCTAAGGCAGCTGCGACTAAAGAACTTCAGTCTGCTAAAGATCAGTATAGGAAAGCTTTTGAAGAAGGCGATACTGACAAAATTGTTGCCGCGCAAGAAGCTATTGCCAAGGCAGCAGTTAAGGTAGATAAGACCGCAGGAATGAGACCCATAGCGGTTAAAGAACCTGAGTTCAAACCAGCACCACCCCAGCAAGCTGCTCCTCAGATCAATCCACGCACTAAAGAATGGCTTGAAGATAACCAAGGTTGGTTTGGAAAAGACGAGGAAATGACAAGCATGGCGATGGGGCTTGACAAGAAATTACAACGCGAGTATGGTGCGGCTTATATTGGTTCGGATGAGTACTTCCGCACTATAGACGCTACCATGCGTCGAAGATTCCCCGAGCATTTCGATGACGGGAGCGAAGTGGTAACAACTTCTAAAAGAGTTACAAGACCGGACGCGGAGGAGGCTCCTCGCCGTGCAACACGACCTGCTAATGTTGTAGCCCCGGCTACTCGTAGCACACCACCTGGACGTATCCGTCTGAAGCAGTCTGAGGTTGCGACCGCGCGTCGTCTTGGGGTGCCGATTGAAGAATATGCTAGACAGGTTGCTTTACTTAGAAATGGAGAATGAGAATGGCTGAAACACAAAATCGTCTGAGCCGCGAATTAGAAACCCGTAAGGCTGCTTACCGCCCCGAAGCGTGGCGTCCGCCTGAAACACTTCCTATGCCTGACGATCGTCCGGGTTGGAAGCATCGGTATATTCGTCTGAGTACGATGGGTCAAGCTGATCCTAGTAACATTTCTTCGAAAATGCGTGAAGGATACGAACCCTGCAAAGCAGAAGAATATCCTGAGCTGATGATGCACGCCGCTACTGAAGGCCGCTTTAAAGGTGGTATTGAAGTAGGTGGCCTATTGTTATGCCGAATCCCGCAAGAGTTTATGGAGCAGCGCGCTAAATACTACGAGCAGCAAAGTAAATCTCAAGTGGACTCAGTTGACAATAATTTCCTTCGTGAAAATGATCCTAGGATGCCTCTTTTCTCAGAGAAGAGAACCAAGGTGACTTTCGGTTCTGGTACTTAAATATAGGAGTCTTTTATGGCTTATCCGGTTATTGACGCCCCTTACGGGCTAAAACCGATCAATCTGATCGGAGGTCAGGTCTTTGCGGGTTCTACTCGTGATTACCCGATCACTAACGGTTACAGCACAAACATTTTCTACGGTGATTACGTAGGATTGTCTCGTGGTGAAATCGTGCGTCTGTCTGTGTCTACTGGCACAGCAGGCAATCAAACAGGTATCTTCTTGGGATGCCGTTACACAAACCCCGTCACTAAACAGTTGACT